ACCGTCGAACGTACTGTTCGTTGTGATAGGCCCAGTCATCGCTCCACCCGTTTTAGGTAGAGCTGCGTTAGCTGTGGTTGTAGTGCTAGTTAGGACAGCATCCCTCGCGGATACGTCTACACCGTCGAACGTACTGTTCGTTGTGATAGCCCCAGTCATCGCTCCACCCGTTGTAGGTAGAGCATTATCTGCTTTAGTGCCTTGTGCAGTCGTGGCCGCACTAGCGATGACGTTTGTACCATCACAAGACACGAGCGCGGAAGTGCCCGCTGTTATAGCTTGCCCCGTACCGCCGGAAGTCTTTACAGTAATTGTCTGGGTAGTGTTGTTGCTGACTACATACGTCTTCGATTTAGTCGGACATATGATGTTTACCGCGCCGCCCGGAGTACCTGTGAAGTTCAATATAGCTGGGCGCGACTGATCGCTAGCTCCGTTGCTCGTACCCAATGTAACGTCGCTAGTACTTGCTAGCGCAATAGAGACGCGCCCAGCAATAGCCTGCTCTATCATAGCGGTTATTTCGGTGTTTACGGCGTCGCCCCAAGAACCTTCAAGTTCCCCTTGGACAGGGAGCGCGAGTCTAAGTAAATCTGTGTATGCTGTTGCCATTGTTCTACCTATCTAATTCGTATAATTGCACTGTCTACCGTGGCTTCTGGAAAGGTAACGGTGAAATTAGCTGCGTCACTCACCCTATCTATACCAAAGTCCAGAACTGCCACGGCTCTATTTGCGTTAGTGACATTGTATATTAAGGCTCCTCGCGCTGTTATGGACACTGTATCCCACACAACGTTAGCGAAATCAACAATAACTACCCCTTGGGAAGTCGTTGGGGTTGTCACTGTTAGGGGTTTTCCCCCCGCGTCGTACCCTGTACCCACCACTTCGTCGGCGGTTATGTACACCGTCGTGTCTGCATTTAACGTAGCATCGCTAGTGTATAGGGCTATATTCAGGGTGTCTGTGTCTAAGTCAACATCTCCCTTAACCATATCTAGCTTAAACGCTGTGCACGCGCCTTGTACGATAGCCATTAACCTGCCTCCTGTCTATAAAGCCCAGACCGATACGCGTCTTGTCGTAAGCGCCCGTCGGTTAAGTTTTTCAATAACTGCATAGCTTGGACAAAGGCTTTCTCGTAGGAAGCTACAACGTCGGGATCTTCTTGTAAGAATTTAGCAGCTTCTACTAACGACCCGTTAAACAGCGCAGGAGAGAAGTTGTCTCCCAACCAGCTTGTCGTAGTAGCAGTTTTGTCGCTCCCCGCAATAGACGGCGGGTAATGTCCATAGCTATGCTCTAATACAAACGCGGCATTAGGGGTAGGGCCGAACGCTAGTTGCGTCTCGCTGTAGTAAGCGTAGTGTTTGGGTACGCCTGTCCCTGATACAGTTGGGTATGCCTCACTCAGGAAGTTAACGTCTTTGTTTAGTAAGAAAGACGTTTGTCCGTTGTTGACAATCGCTAGGCTGTAAGTGTACAAAAAATCGGCAGGTAACGTATACGCCCTTTGATTTATCGTCAGTGGGCCAGTGTCTACTTTACGTAATGCAGGTATCTGTACGGTATTGAGTATAAGCGTCTCCGCTTGCTGCACAAACCGCTCTACTTGGTCAGCGTTAAAACTATTCTCTACTGTGTCTTCTATGGCTGTAACCAGCTCGGCATAATTCATTAGGTTATCTCTACTGTGGCTGTGCCCACCGCGACTGAAACGACTAGCCTGTTTGGTGTGTTTGGTACTAGACTCTCGTTTACACCCCCAACAGGATTGAACGCCCATTGTACCGTACGGGCGCTTCTATCTCCCCCTAAAACTAAACTTTGGTCGGGCCTAGGATTACGTAAAGATTGTGGGTCGTCAACAGGAAGCTCACCTAGGCGAAGTTGCGGGTGGCTAGGGTTCCAACAAGTAACACAAGCCTTTACCGAGGTAGTCCGCCCTCTAACAACGAGGTCACGTAACTCCTTCAGTTTGTAACGAAGTCCACAAACGTCGCAAAACGCAAACGCTCTATTCCCTGCGGCAAATCGCCTAGCCACGGTTAGGCTCTATTGGCGGCGGGGACAAACCGCGCTGAAGTCTTCACACGATCTTCCCCTGCTGCGAGAGCAAACTGTTCCTCATACACAGCTTTTAGCATCTCGATCCGAGGAGCTAGTTCAGGGACTTTCATGGATATAAAATAAGCTAACCCTGCTACTAAGCAAGGTAGGAATCGAAACGGCATGTCCGCTGTGTTGCTGCCGTCTCCCGCGTCTTGTATGCGCCGCATACGGTAATACTTAAACACGTACCCCGCTCTGTCCGGCAAAGGCCACACGTTCACACGAGGGCTATCCCGCAAGCGTTCCACCCATACCTGAATAGGTCTACCCTGAGTTACTTTGTTCGGAATAGTCGAATACGTACTCACACTGATTCGGTTGATAGTAAGGTCTTGTTGGTTGGACGTGTTAGCGTCCGTACGTATAACTTGTTCTAGTAGGTCGATAGTGTCGGCGGGTAACGAATACTGCCCTACCCCAACAGTTAGAGGAATTGCCCCCTCGTCAATAGTCCATAGGTTTATCCCACGGTTCTGCCACTCTATAGTCATTAGATTCATGGAGCGTCGGGCGGTGCGTAGATCATAACCTGAACGCATCTCACGGCCAGCGCGTTCCCGCGCCTCTTCCGCGATCTCCGTAAAATCCATATCAAACGCTGTAGTATCTGAAGTTGCCATTATTACCTCATTTTGGCGTTACGAACACCCTGCGTAGCGCAACCGGCCCCACGAACAGACTGCTTATATTTCTTACCCTTGTTTACTTTCCCGCCGTCCATATACTTCTTAACGGAACCGCCCATCATATATTCTTGAGATTCTTTCTGTTTCATTTTCATAATATCACCTCAACATTTCCAACGTTTTCTAGCTTGGCGTAGCCTAGAGTTAGGGTCTTTAGCAGCTTTTGGAAACTGCTTCATTTGTCCTGCTGACCTAGCACAGTACGACTTTCGGCGTCCCGCTCGTTCGCCAGTAGGCTTGTCTTCTGTAACCGCTGTCTTCAACTTACTTCCGGGGTTGTTTTTGCGGTACTTAGCCACCCCTTTAGCTGTCATGCCGGCGCCAGACTTGGTAGGACGCTTGTCCCCACTCTTCTGGCTCATACCTTTCATGCCAGAGCCTTTTACTTTACCGCCTGAGGCGTAGTAACGGCGCATGACTAAAACCCACTGATCTTTCTGATACTGGCGGGTAGTGACGCGTACATACTAAACGGCCTACTTGCGGTTATAAGCACCTCGAACTCACCCGGCCCTTGAATAACAGCAACGTTAGTGTTGCCGTCCAATACAACCGCCGTACCTCCAACTGTGTAGGCCACAAAATTGACGCCGTCGAACACTTTTATTGCTGCGTTAGTACCTGCGTTTAGACTAGAGTACATGGCAACTTTGCCTGCACTAGAACCGTCGCGCACTAGAAAACGTAACGTCTTAGTTGCGGCGACACTGCCGTCTTGTTGATATATTAGTGACATGTTTTTTCCTCGTTTATGGGGCTGTATACTCTACGAAAGGACTAAAAAACTCGTAAGAGCCAGTAAGTGGGTTGCCTGTACCTGTACCTGTACCTGTAGCAGCGGCCACAAAAACCGTTCCTATGATAGTACCACTTACAGACACAACTCCGGTTCCGTCGCTTGGTGTGCCCGCTCGTATAGCTCTGAAAGCGTCGCCGACTGTGGGAGTGGGGTCAGATGCCCCTACAAAAGTAGCCCAATCAGTGTCTCCCACCTCTTTAACAGTGTACACACCGTTAAGTTCTATATCAGTAGCATTTTCATCTGGCCCGACAGTTTCTCCTCGGATAGCCAACCAATCTGTTTGAGTAGTAGTACCTACAACTGCTACGGCGTATTTTGTCCCCACCGACAGACTAGTCACAGCTACTTGTTGGTCTGGGGTCATATACTCCATGTTTTCGGCGTAATAAAAAGCTATTTTAACTTCGGGGTCTACCGCAGATGTGCCTGTGTAGCCCGCAGGTACGGGAATACTGACCTCAACCTCGTCAAAAGAACGGTAGTCGCTTTGTGCTAAGAAAGCTCGTTCGGTTAGTACAGTATTAGCCGTATTATCTGTCATGCTCGGGGGACTATTTGCGGCAAACTCATTGTTCGCTTTTATCCCCCAAAAATTATTGTAGATCGCCCTAGAATTCCCTGATAGGGTACCCTGTTTTAGATCAAGCGCGGCGCTGTTTGCGTATTCTGCGGTGTCCGCAAACACTACATAATCTACAGACACTTTCCGGCTTGTCGATATACCGTACTCCCATGAAACATAGAACCCTGCAAAACTTTTAGGTCGTATTTTATCTCTTAGGGGAAATCTTATTTGTGCGCCTACTGTTAGCGACCCCCCAGCGGCAATGTCCGTGTCGTCCAGAATAGGCACAACTTGTGACCATTCGTGGCGTATCCACATCTGGTCTCTAACTGAATCATTTGAACTGTCCCAAGGGTTGTAGTCTTGCCATGCAGTGCTGCTAAGTGCGTTTAACGTCGCTTGTTGCGTTGTGGTGGCATTCATAACAAGGTATGGAGCAGTGAAGTCCATTGAATTGTTCTTATTTAAAAATCCGTAATTACCAACCCCAAATAAGTTCCAAACCCTCTCTTGCAACCCCCCACCAATAGGCAATGTGGGGTACGGGAAAGTCGTGTCTTGAAAGTTGTGGGGCAACGCGATTTGGAAGTCACTGCCGTTCGTAAAAATACGCCCCATGTGTTTCCACTGAAACACTTCTGTGAGTCCACTAAGCTCTATAGTACGATCCTCAAACCCTTGGCGAGGAATAGCGTTATACATCTGTCCGACAGGGTATTGGTTAGTGTAGTCTAAAAGAGCATTTCGCAGTTTAAATGATTCTGTCGCCGTATTATCTGGAGGTGTGTCCGACTGAGAAGCCGTAAATGTGCCTAGACGAGCGGCGAGTGTAACCCCGCCCTCTCCTCCATCGGACACTGCGTTGTTAGTAACAACGTCACGCGTTACTGCTGACCTAGAGACAACATCTGCGGAAATACCCATACCATAGGTTACGGGTTGGCGGGAGCGTTGAGGGCCTGCGCGTATTGGATATACACTCGGAACGCTCCACTGCCCGTGTTAACAGCCTTGAGGGTGACTCGTAAATCTTCCGCTCCTGTGTTTTGCCAAAGCGCGATTCTGCCTACATTATTAG